CAACCAAGCGTGAATGGGCGGATGTAGTCAAGGAAGACTTGCGTGCTGCAGAGAAGATGGTTGATTATCTTGAAGCACAACTCAATAGGTACACCGTTGAATATGGTAAGCCCGTTAATGTTCCATCTTTGTATGGTCTGCGCCGTAGAATCCAGACACTTAAGGACCTGCCAGCAGATGCTCGTGCAGGTGAGCGTTATGCCTCTGAGATTCGTAATGCAGAACTTTTAATTGCTAAAGCATCTCAAACTATCAATACTCTTGCTCCAGAAATTAATGATTTAGATGCATTAATTGCAGCAAGATATAAAGCAATTGGTGATGCTCTTGATGAACTTGGACCTAAGGTTAAAGAACGTGGAGAGATATTCTCTGTAGCAGAAGGTCGTTACGAGAAAAAACCTTTGTTGCCTGAAACAGAAAAGATTGTACTGGCTGATGGTCAAGTATTTGAAATGCCATCTATGCGCAGCCGCGAGCATTTTGGTGATGGTTACTTTAGTGAAATATCGAGCAACAATACAAGAACAATTGAAATTCTTGGTAGCAAAGCAACTGTAGCAAAGTTTGACACAATCTTTAGAAATGGTCCACAGGCTATTACCAATGTTGCAGACCCTATATACTTTGATGAGTTGGCTTATGTAGTCAACAACTTTATGCGTGGGGATATGTTGGTTGACCAGATTCTTGCTGGTAAGTCACGCGAAACTCTTCTTGCTTGGGCTGCTACTAATCAAGGTAAATCTTATGCTCGTTCAATGGGTCGTCCAATTGACCAGTTGACAGATATGGTTGATGAGGGATTCTCATATGTCAATCGTTATCTACCTACTAAGGATGCACAACTACTTGCTGCTGCAGGTCCTGTTAGGAAGACTGATTTAGAAAAATTACTGGGTGATAAATTAGACCAGATGGTTGGCATTCAGCCACTAGATGTTCCATACGGAAAGCCTACTAATCTTTTAAAAGGTGCGAATGAAGCAATTGATTTATGGACGTCAAGTGCTTGGAAGTTTTTACTTAAGCCAGAAAATTTGATTCGTGAAGTTTATGGAACTGTTGACTTTTCTAAGCGTCTAACTGAAAAAGCAAATATGCTTGTTGCTCAAGGACAAGAAGTAACACTTGCAACAATTCTTGCTTTACGTCCAGCAGTTGCAACAGAAATGGTTGCAAACATTAGCAAGACGTTTTATACAATTCCACGCCAGCAGCGTGCTTTGTACCTTGCAAGAACATTGACTACATTTCCTAATGCTGCTGCTTCTGGTATCTATCGCTATGGTGGGTTTGCCGTCAAGCAGCCTGGGCGTATGGGTGGATTCCTTAATAGTTACTACGGTTTATACAACTCATTTGGTGTAGATAAGTACGGTAACCCAGTTGAGAATCCTATGGAAGCAGAATATCTGCTTATTCCTGGCACAAAGGAAATGGGACTCAACGATGGCAAGGGTGTAACTATTAGTGCTCGTTCAACTAATTACATTGCAAACTTACCTGGTCCATCTTATTTAGTACCACTTGCTATTGGACGTGCTTTATCTTGGAAGGTAAGTACTGAGGATGAGATTAAGAAAACTATCGACAAAACAGTCGGAAGAATTCCTGGATACTCATACGAAGAGTTGTTCCCATACGGAATTGAACCTGATTTAAAGACTCAATTAGGGCGTACATTTACACCTGCTTGGGCACGTAATCTAGCAACTGCTTTGAATAAGAGTACAACAGATGAGATGTGGGTCAACTCACTACTCTCTGAGGCTCAACGTCAGCAAATTCTTTACGAGATGAAGATAGGTCCTAAGCCTACAGAAGAGAGTATTCGTAAGGGTACGGAAAGCATCTACTACCGTAAGTTCCGCACACAGATGTTTTCTCTACTTGGTACACCTCAATATGTTGAGTCTCGTCCTGATGCACTGTTCTCTGATTACTACTATATGTTGTATGACAAGTACAAGGCTAAGACTGACCCTAAGACTGGTAAGCCATTTACTGAAATGCAAGCATCTACTCTTGCAGAAGATGAATTCCAGAAGCAAATGCGTCTTGCAGGTGGTGCAGACTTCCCAATAGACCGTCTATTTGTTGGTGGCGCACGCGATAAAGTTGCATATTTCCCAGCAAGTCAGAAGGCTTACAGTCGTATTTATGAAGATTTCTCTGGTCTTGCTAAGCAACTAGAACGTCTTGACCCATCACTTGTTGGGTTAATGACTGCTGACTTACCAAGAGATTATAACATTCAGGTAGGTAAGTTCCTTAATGACCCTAATGCAACTCTTCCTGGTGGAACTGTACTTAACTCACAACTTAAGACACCGCAAATGGTTGAGGACGAACTTACTAAGTCACGTCTTTGGAAGGCTTATACAGAATATAAAGATGAGTTAAATGCTGCAGCAAAGGCGGCTGACTATAAGAGTTATCTCAGTGTTCCAGAATTAAAGGACCAACTTAGAGCATACGCTGAAACGCTAGGCACTGTAAGTAAGGCTTGGTTCCTTGAGTATGGCGGAGGTGCAGGTGCTAAAGATAGTGCTTTCTATCAATCCGCTGGTCTTAAGGAAATCATAAGCGACGAAAAGTTTATGAAGAAGTTTGGAAACACACAGTTCTGGACTCACGCTAAGAAATTTATTGAATACAGAGAATCATTTGGCAAGGCTCGGCTAGATGCACCAACAGGATACAAGGGTGCAATTGAAGAGCAATGGCAATTATATCTTGAAGAAACCCTTCCTTTGTGGGACCCAACCTTACAAAGAATCATTACGCGCTATTACAGCAATGATAGTTTAAATATAAAGGAGCCTAAGGAATGACAACAGCACCAGAAACGTCTTCATCTTCTGCCTCTGGTATTCCAGCACCTCCTACTATTGTTGTACCTAGAAAGCCAAGTGCGGGTCCTAAAATTACCTATATCTGGATGCCAGATAAAAACGGTAACTTAGTCAAGGCTGATGCTTCTGTAGTTAAGAAGTCTTTTGCTAAACTGCCATCAAGTGCACAAGTTTCACTTACCCAGTACTTGCTTACTATTGCTAACAAGCAACCAACCGATTCTGCCCGTCAGGCTCTATGGAATGACATTGTAGATGGTGCTATTGCTGCCTTTAAAGAAGGACAGAAGAAAAGCCCTTGGGATGTTCTTGCTGTTCTAACAAAGAACTCTCCTGCTGTTAATGGCGAAAGCGTAACATACACAGAGTACGACCAAATTACAGCAGATGCATTACTAGGCAAAATTGCAAGCACAATTGGATTTGACATTAGCGTACTAAGTGATGCTGATAAGAAAGAATTCTTTAACAAGTTAAACGTTGAGGCTAAGGCTTCTGGCAAGACAACTACTCGTAAGGCTGCCACTGGTGGCACAGAGACCGTTGTTACACCATCATTGTTTAACGCTAAAGATTTTACAGAGTCTTTCTTGTGGGCAAAGGTTAACCTAGGTGATACAACCAAGTTGCCATCTAGCGCAATCACACAGATTGCCTCAATTAAATCTATTCTTAAAGATAACGGAATATCTGATTTAAGCCAGAAAGAAATCAATGCCCTTGGCGTAGCACTTGCTTCAGGCAAGCAGACTATTGATGCTCTTAAAAAAGACCTAGGAGCCAAGGCTGCAAAGCGTTACCCATTGTTTGCAAAGAGATTACAAGATACTCCTGGCTTAACTGTTATGGATGTTGTAGAACCATATGTCAACCAGATGGCTAAGTACTGGGAGATTGACCCAAATACAATTGATTTAGACAATCCAGACCTTGACAAGTTTGTTCGTCCAGATGGAACAGCAGGAAATGTACAGATGGGTTCACTATCTGACTGGGTTGACTACCTAAAGAATCACCCTAACTCAGAGAAGGCAAGTTGGTCTAAAGAACTAGCACGCGATTCTGCAGTAGGAATAGCACGAGCGATGGGATTCGGAGTATAATGAGAGACAAAGATTATGTATTAACTCCATTTACTGTTGTTGATGAGCAGACAAAGGCTGCTGCTATGCGTGCTGCAGCGGCGCCTGTTCCAACTAAAACTTTTCAGTCACCAGTTGAAAAAGCACTAGGTAGAGATATTGGCTCTTCTGTTGACTATGCAGCAAATATTACTGCACAAGTAGCAGCGGCACAGGCTGTAGCAGCCAAGCCAGTTATGTCACCAGAGCAAATTGCTGGCGGTGGGCAGGTTAAATGGGTTGGTAGCGTAGACGGTGAATGGCAAATTATTATGCCAATTGGTTCACCTCTTGTAGGCTCAAAAGCCGCTGGTTGGGAACCTGGTCGCAATCGTGTAGATGGAACACCAACTACTACTACTCCTCCAGGTACTACTCCTCCACCAGGTACTACTCCTCCACCAGGTACTACTCCTCCACCAGGTACTACTCCTCCACCAGGTACTACTCCTCCACCAGGTACTACTCCTCCACCAACACCGACAGTTACTAGCCCAACAGATACTGGTCCTACTTTAGCGTCGGATGTATTCAAGCAAACACTTGCAACCTTCTTTGGTGCAGCAGAGATGGCTAAACCTTGGGCTAATGAACTCTATAAGGTTGTTTCTAAGTTTTATAAAACTGGAGCATCAGCGGAAGAATCATTTAATATGGCTCTTCTTGAGTCTCGTAATAACCCAGCAATGGCTGACTTTACCAAACGATTTAGAGGAATCTATGCACTTCAAGATATGAAGCAAGCAGGCAAGGCAGTTACTGTGCCAACCATTGCTGAATACTTTAAAACAGAATCTACGATGGGAGATATGCTTAAGGCATCTAATTTAGGTGAATTGGCTAATGAAGATTTTCTTGGAGATGTACTTAGCAAAGGTGTAAATGCCACAGAATTTGGTAATAGAATTGTTAACATCTTTGACCGCATTGATTTAGCACCAGATTCTATGAAAAAAACTATTGGAAGATTCTTTCCAACTCTTGACAGAGTGCAACTTGCTAAGGCTTTGGCTCTTGGCGATAAGGGTGCTAAGCAACTACAGCAAGAACTTACTGGTTATGAAGTACTTAGTGCTGCAGAGCAGCAAGGACTTGGCGTAAGTCCTACATTGCTTAGTGGAATTACCAATGAGCGAGCACAACAAATTGCTAGAAGTGGTGGAACATTTGAAAGCACCCTTCCACAGTTTGGTCAGATTTCTCGTGCACGAGAGACAGAGCAGAAACTTGCAGAAATCTCTGGAGTTAAGTCACTAGGTGTTTCTGGTTTAACAGATGCTGTAATTGGCAAGTCTGCCAAGGAACTTAAGGCACTAGAAGATTTAACAATGCAAGAAGAAGCACGATTTATGGGCAAGGCTGGGACAAGTCCTAGAGCGCTTGCTTCACAATCTCGTGCTAATCGCGTAATCTAAAACAGAATCCTGAGCGGACCGACCAGCCCCGCCAGCGTAACAGACTGGGAGTAAGAGCCAGACCATTTCCCCGAATGGTATCTGAGGCTTGCGAACTAACTACGAATAGAAGGGTGGCGTTGCTATGAGCAACAACTACTGGGACGACGAAGACGATGACCTAGATACAATCGAAGAAGCACCGATGGATGGAAGCGACTTACTTAAAAAGTTGCGAAAAGCCAAGCGTGCAGATGAGAAGCGTATCAAAGAACTTACTGAGCAACTTGAGGGATTTTCCAAGACGCAGCGTGAGGCAATTGTCAAGTCAGTACTAGAAAAGAAGGGCGTCAATCTTAAAGCAGCCCGTTTAGTAATGAAGGACTTGGATGACATTAACGAAGATTCAGTTTCTAACTGGCTCGATGATAATGCAGACTTGTTCGGACTAACGGTTAACGAAGAAGCATCAGGAATATCCCAAGAAGACCGCGCTGCATTACGCAACCAGGACTTGGTTACCCAGAATGCTATGACCCCTGACCGAGCAAATGATATTGAATACAGAATGTCTCAGGCAACGTCTGAAGAAGACATTCTGGCAATTCTACGCTCACAACAATAATATCCGTTCATAGTCACTTGGAGGTGACCGCATATGCCTAACGCATATACATCCACAGGCAGTACTTCTCTCGGAGGTACCGTCGGCGGTGCAGGTCTTGTACAGAAGGCATACGACCGTCTTCTAGAATTCGCTCTCCGTTCAGAGCCACTAATTCGTTCAGTCGCAGACAAGACTCCAGCACAGCAATCAATCCCAGGTTCAACAGTAGTACTACAAAAGTACGAGGACCTAACAGCAGCAACAAGCACACTAACAGAGACAGTTGACCCAGATGCAGTAGCATTGTCAACACCTAACACAGTTACAATTACTCTTAACGAGTACGGTAACTCTGTTCTTGTAACACGTGCGTTGGAACTATTCTCTCTAGCAGATGTAGACCCAGCAATTGCTAACATCATCGCATTCAACCTTGCAGATTCAATCGACCAGGTTGCAATGACAACACTACGCAGTGGAAGCAACGTAATCTACGGTGGTTCAACAGCGACATCAACAGCAACAATCACTGCTGCTGCAACAATCGACTCACCAGACATCCGCAAGGCTGTCGCAAAGTTGCGTGCTAACAAGGCTGCATACCGTAAGGGTTCACTATACTGGACAGGTATCCACCCAGAAGTTTCACACGACCTACGTGCAGAGACAGGCGCAGCAGGATGGCGCGACCCACACAATTACTCCACACCAGAGAACATCTATGCTGGAGAAATTGGACAATACGAAGGTGCATTCTACGTAGAATCAGCACGT